GGGCTCAGCCCAGTGTTCTACGAACTTTTTCATGCGCGCGGGTCGAATGTGGTGGTAAGTACCGGCCTGCTAGGTGGTTATGGCTGGCCCGTGGCGCCGGGCCCACCGCCGCGCATGGGTCCGGGACCCCCGGCCGCGTGGCCGGCGCCATGGCGAACCGAGAGCGATACGCGACAACTCGATGAAACGGTGAGACGGTGTGGCTGAGGCCGCCAAGAAGAAAGCAACCAAGAAGGCACCGCAGAAGTGTGTGCGCAAGCGCAAGGTCCAGGCACCCAAGCGCAAGGCCCCGGCCAAGCCGGGCCGCGCGAACGGCGCGTTGGCCGAACACGCGAGCACCGAATCGGCGTCGGATCAGATCGAGCGGGAGCTCGCCGAGTCGGCCCTCACCAAACGCCGCGACGGCAAAACGCCAACCGCCCAGGAACTCGCGGCGCTCAGGCGCGTGGAGCGTGACCGCGACGTCAAGCTGCGCTGGGAACACTATCGATCCATACCCAAAGCGCACTGGATCGAGATGTCGGGCAGGCAACACAAAATCCTCAACGAGCAGGTGGAACGGCACGGCATGCCGATCGCCGGCCGCACGATCGACCTGCCCGCGGTCGCGCGGTGGATCCACGAGTTTCTCGCGGCCAACAAATTCAAGTTGGCCCGCGACGACCTGGACGAGGCGTTCCTCGATGGCGGCGACTCTCCGGCACTCGAGCGGTGGAGATCCTACAAGGCGGATCGCGAGAAGCTCGCCCTCGAGCGGGACTTGCGCGAGTGGATCCGGCGTGATGAGGTGCATGACGGATTCAGTGTTCTGGCCGGCCACTTGCGCCGGGCCGGCGAAATGCTGCAACGGCAATACGGTCCCGACGCCCACTCGATCCTCGACGAGGCACTGGTCGACGTGCGCCGAGATCTGCGCCAACGCTTTGGCGCGCCACCGGAGGAACCAGTAGAGGTGAAAACGTGAGCCAGGCGTGCGTACTGATGATGATGGCGTTTGGCCTCCTGCTCTGGCAGGCGGCGGTCGCCACCACGTACGATCGCCCGCGGGCGATCGCCGACGAGTGGGGGTGGCTCGCCGACCAGGCCCGGGCGCCGAAGATCCGCACCATGCGCGAGTTCTCCGAGGAGGTGATCATTATCCCGGACGGGCCGTTCAAGGGGAGGCCATTCAATTGTTCGCGCCAGCCTTACAGTGGACTGTGGTTCGATGCCGTCGACTCCAGCGAGTGGGACACCTGCGTGGGCACCGGGCCGACGCAGTCCGGGAAATCGCTCACCTGCTTCGTCATCCCGCTGGTCTATCACCTGTTCGAAATCGGGGAATCCGTCATCTGCGGCCTACCCGACATGCGCATGGCCAGCGACAAGTGGGAGGAGGACATCCTGCCCGTGCTGCTCGCGGCGCCGGAGTTGTGTGAACTGCTGCCGGAACGCGGCGAGGGGAGCCGGGGCGGGACGGTGAAGAACGCCGTCAGGTTTAAGAACGGCACGACGCTCAAGTTCATGAGCGGCGGCGGCGGCGACAAGACGAGGGCCGGCTACTCCGCGCGTGTTATCGTCATCACCGAAACCGACGGCATGGACGAGGCCGGCGAGGCCAGTCGCGAGGCCGACAAGGTCACACAGATCCTCGCGCGTACGCGGGCGTATCGGCGGAAAACCGGCCTTCCACCCCGCGTCTACATGGAATGCACGGTCTCCATCAAGGAAGGGCGTACCTGGCGTGAGTACACCGGCGGAACCGAGAGCCGCATCGTGCTGCCCTGCCCGCACTGCCAGGCCTACGTAGCGCCAGAACGAGATGACCTGGTGGGCTGGCGGGACGTCGAAACCGTATTCGAGGCCGAAAAAAACAGCAGGTTTAGGTGCCCGTCCTGCGAACACGATTGGACCGACGGCGATCGCGACACGGCGAACGCGCACGCCATCCTGCTCCACCGTGGGCAAGCGGTGAGCGGGGATCCGCCCGCCGTGCAAGGCGACGCGCCGCACACGCGCACGCTCGGCTTCCGCTGGTCGGCGGTCAACAACCTGTTCGTCTCCGCGGCCGACGTCGGGGTCGACGAATGGCGTGCCCGCCACGAGCCCGACGAAGCCAACGCCGAAAAGGAGATGTTGCAATTCGTCTGGGCGCTCCCCTACGAGCCGCCCGAGATCGACATCACGCCGCTGTCGGCCGACGACATCAAGCGGCGCGTGGCGGCCTACAAACGCGGCGTCATCCCGGCCGCCTGCCAGTACGTCACGGTGGGGCTGGACACGGGCAAGTGGAAATGCCACTGGGTCGCGATCGCCTGGGAACCGGACGGCACCGGCTACGTGATCGACTACGGGGTGATCAATGTGCCCTCGCGCGAGCACAGCCTGCAAAAGGCGCTGGTAATGGCGCTGACCGATTTCCGTGACTTTGTGATGAGCGGCTGGCAACTCGAGGCCGGCGGTCAGCGTGCGCCCGACCAGGTGTGGATTGACTCGGGCTGGTACGAGCACACCGACGCCGTCTATCTCTTCTGCCAGGCCGCGAACGCGGGCCTGCCGTCCGGGCGGGAGCGCTTCCGCCCTTCGAAGGGGCACGGCGAGGGCCAACAGCGATCCACGGTGTACACGGCGCCGAAGGCGGTCGGGAAAACAGTCCGCCGCATCGGCGAGGAATACTACCTGGGAAAGGTGCAGGGCAAGCGGATCGTGCTGGTCCACGTGAATGCGGACCACTGGAAGTCGCGCGTGCATCAGTCGCTCGGCACCCCGGCCGACTCGCCGGGTTCGCTCATCCTGTTCGACGGCCTGGCCGCCGAGCACTACGAATTCGCCCGGCACATCACCGCGGAGAAACAGGTGGAGGAGTACATCGACGGCAAGGGCACCCGGATCATTTGGGAGCGCGTCCGCCGCGCGAACCACTACCTCGACGCAGCGTACAACGCGGCCGCGGCCGGTCACTTCTGCGGCGTGCGCTCGGTGCCCACCGAAGCGCCGGATGAGGTCGTGCCGGCCGGGGGCTGGTTCTCTGAACAGCGGCGCAAGCGAGGGCGACGATGATGGCTTTCCTCAAGGTCGAAGGCCCGGCCTGCCCGACGTGCGGGTGCCTTGCCTCGGCGATCATCAAACGCGCGACGCGCTGGGGTGCGCCCTCGACGCGCCGCCAGTGTGACCATTGCGGCCGGGTGTTCAGTTACATGGATCCAGGCGACGAAACCAACGGCGCCGAGGATCCAACCACACCCAGTCCGGTGATCTATCAGGTGGTCAAATGCCCGGTCTGCGACTCCAGTCACACGCGGGTGACGAGCACACGGAGGCCGTTGAGGCACCATAAATGCGACGATTGCGGCGCCGGATTCAAAAGTCATGAATTGTAACAAGGTTACAGATTCTGTAACCTTAGTTGTTGCAACACCCATTTCTACGCGCCATGCTTGAGATATGGTCACTGTCGCTCAATTTCATACGCACCTCGAAGCCGCGCGGGTCGCTCTCGGAACCGCGGACTACGCGACGGCCGAGCGCGAGGCGGTGCAGGCGCAGGTGTGTCTCATCGGCCTGCCGGACGGCGCCCACGGCGCTGATACCGAGGTGAAGTGGCGGGACGGCGTCGACAAACTGCTGATGGAGATCAGGCGACTGCGCCGCGAAACGGACAGCCTGGTGGCCGGTGGTATCCAGCGTACCAAGGTGCGCTACGTGCGAGCGACATGAAGCTCAAGATCCTGAACTGGTTTAAGCGCAACTTGCGCCGCGACGACGCGGCTCCCATATCCCTGCGCCGCTGGTCGGCGGCCCGGACCGACCGGCTGAATGAGGATGCCTGGAATCACGCCAACGGACGCCACATCAATCTCGACCTGGCCGACTTCGGGGAAACCGTCCGGGCGCGGTGTGAGCTGGAGGTGTCGCGCAACACCGACGTCGAGGGGGTGATTCACACCCACGCGACCGATGTCATCGGGGAATCCGGACCCATTCTACAGGTCAAGACGGCCGCGTCCGCCTATGAAAGCGCCCTGGAGGAACTCTGGCGCAACTGGTGGAGTAAGCCGGATATCAACGGCGTGCTGGCCGGCGTCGACATGCTCGAACAGTGGTGGCGCTCGCTCTGGACTACCGGCGAGTACCTGGCGCAAATTGTCACGGACCAGCAAGGCGACGGCCCGGTCAAGGCTCGTCTGCACAGTCTGAGCGCACGCCGGCTGGCCACCTCGCCCGCCCGCGCAGGAGACGCGGACGTGGTGCTCGGTGTGCGGCGCACCAAAACCGGACAGCCGATCTCGTACTCGATTGACGTGTCGGGTGATGATGCGTTGACGCCGGACTATAAGGAGATCTCCGCGAAGGACATCGTCCACGTTTTCCGCGTGCTGGAGGCCGGGCAGGTCCGTGGTGTGCCTTGGCTGGCGACCGGACTCCAGGAGATTTCCGATTTGCGGGAGTTCGACGACCAGGTGATGGATGCCGCCCGGCAAGCTGCCGACAACGCCGTGCTGCTCAAAACCAACCACCCGGATTCCAACTATGTGGCGGTCAATGAATCGGTAGACATCGAGCGGCGCACGATCTCGACGTGCCCGCCGGGTTGGGAGCCGTTTCAACTCACACCCCAGCAGCCTTCCGCGCAGTATCTGGATTTTCACGACGAAAAGCTCCGCGCGATCGGGCGGCCGATCGGAATGCCCTTAATGCTGATCAAGCTCGACTCGCGCAAGCACAATTACTCGTCGGCCCGGTTCGACGGCCAGTTGTATTGGCGGGGAAACCGCCGACTCCAACGTTGGATCGAGCGCACGACGCTCAATCGGCTGGTGGACCTGGTCTCACGCGAAGCGGAACTGGCCAAGTCTTTGCCCCCGCGTCCGGCGGATGTTCGCTATCAGTGGAACTGGCCGGCACCGCCCCACGTGGATCCGAGCAAGGAGGCCGTTGGGGCGGAAAAACGCCTGACGTCATGGACGAGCACCTACCGCGATGAGTGTGCTGACCGAGGCCTCGACTGGAAGGACATATTCGACCAGCAGGCCGCCGAGCAGGAATATCGAGAACAACTGGGATTGCCCCCAGTCGGCGTGAAAGCCGCGGCCGTTCCACCCGCACCCGAGGAGGATGTTCCCGATGACGAGAAAGACGAGGAAGACGATGACGACCAGAAGCGCAAGTGACGCCTCCGGCAGCGCGCTGACGGTGCGGGAAACGCCGAAGATTCCCCCGCGCGACATCGTCACGCGCACCCTGTCCGTACGCGCGGAGTCGATCAACGAAGCGTCGCGCAGTGTCGAGGCTACCATCGCCACCGAGAACCCGGCGACGGTGTTTGATTGGTCATCCTACCGCCTGATCGACGAGGTGTTGCTGTCCCGTGGGGCGCAACTGCCCAATCAAGTCGTGATGCTCGAAAACCATCTGCGCTGGGATCTGGATACCGTGCTCGGTTCGGTGCGCGACATGCGCATCGATGGCGACCAGGTGGTGGGCCGGATGGTGTTCGCCGACGGCGACGAGACCGCGGAGCGGGCGTGGCAGATGGTGCGCCAGGGGCACATCACCGACGTGTCGGCGGGATACCGCACCATCGAGTTCACCGACATCAAACCGAACACCACGCAGCGCGTCAACGGAAAATCCTACACCGCCGGCGATCGTGTCCTGCGGATTACAACCAAGTGGCAAATCAGAGAGGCCTCGCTGGTGCCGATCGGCGCTGACGAGTTCGCAAAAATCAGAGAGGACCGCGTCGGTCCAAACCCGGAGAACCGAACCATGAACAAGAAGTTGAAAACGTACCTGGAGTCGATCGGACTGCGGGCCGACGCGACGGTCCAGCAGGCCTGGGAAATGTTCAATGGCCTGGAGGGAGAGAGAGCCCAGCGCGCCGAGGCGCTCAAGGGCGATGCCTCCGATCCGGCGAACGATCCGGCCCCGCCGGCCCCGCCCACCCCGACGCCGAGTGACGGACAGCGGGCGGCGCCCACCAACCCGCCGGCGAATCCCGCCCCGGTGAATCCGGGGGCGCCGCCGGACCTGGATGCCATCCGCGCGGAGGCGGCCCGGGTCGAGCGGCAACGCATCACCACCCTGCGCGAGCTGGCGTCTGACGACGTGCCGGCCGACCTGGTCCAAAGGGCGTGCGATGAGGGTTGGAGCGAGGACCGCGCGTCGCGCGAGTTTCTGTCCGCCATCCGCGGCGCCCGTGCCGAACCGGTCAACGGCGGCACGCGCACCCTGTCGATCCACAGTCGCGCGCACGAGACCGACTGCACGCTACGGGCGCTGTCGGCCGGCATGATGCTGCGTGCTCATTTGCGCGTGGTCGACCCCAACGCTTCCGATCGTGTGCGGGCCGGGCAGGAGCGCGATGCCGAGCAGGGCGAGCGGTACCGCGACCTGAGCATGCTCGACATGTGCCGCGAGGCGCTGCGTATCAGCGGCCAACGCGTGCCGCATTCCCGCGACGAGATGATTCGCGCCTCGGTCTCCACCGGCGCTCTGTCCGCGATCTTCACCACGACGGTCAACGCACAGATGATGGCGTCGTTCGAGGAGGTGGGCGACACCACGGTCGGGTGGGTGCGCGAGGTCGACGTGCAAAACTTCCAGAGCCAGGAGCGGGCGCGCTTTGGCGCCAACGCGGCGTTGAAGAAACTCCCACGTGGTGGAATGGCCGAGCATGTGGCGCCCGAGGACGCGCTCGAATCGTACAAGATCGCGCGGTACGCCAACCAGTTTGTCGTGGATGAGCAGGACATTGTCGACGACGCGTTCAACGCGTTGCTCGACATGCCCCGGGAAATGGGGGCGGCGGCCCGCCAACTGCGGCCTTCGCTCGTCTATGGCATCCTTCTCGGAAACCCGGACATGCGCGATGGCGACGCCCTGTTCCACGCCAATCATGGCAACCTGGGAACGAGCGGAACAGCGCTCTCCGCGGATACGTTGCAGGCCGCGATCGTCGCGATGGGCAAGCAAACCGAATATGGCCGCACGCTGAACATCAGTCCGCGGTACCTGATTGTGCCGTTGGACCTCAAGTTCGACGCGATGATTTTGTTGCGGTCGGCGCAACGGATCATCGCGGCCGATTCCGGCGGCACCTACAACCCGCTGGCCGCAGAGGACATCGATCTCCGCGCGGACAACCGCATCGGCGTCTCCGGCGTGACCGATCCGGCCACCGGAGTTTCGTACGCCGGCACGGCCACGAACTATTTCCTGGCGGCCTCGCCGTCACAGGGGCCAACCATCGAGGTTGGCTACCTGCGTGGCACCGGCCGCGTGCCCATGATTCGGGCGTTCGTCCTGGACCAGGGCCAGTGGGGCCTCGGCTGGGACTGCAAGCTGGATATCGGCGCCAAGTCGCTGGACTGGAGAGGGCTGTACAAGGCGACCGGCGCCTCGTAGTCACCAGGCACAATGTTTCGGTAGTCGCAATGTCTCAGCAGAGACCAACCAATTGACCCAATTAACGGAGTGAAACCATGGAAGCTCAACTGATAATTGATACTGGCGCTGTTCGCTGGGTCGCGACCGCGGCCCATACGGGAGGCCAGATCGTAGCCGTGCCCGACGGCCGAACTGGCGTCATGAAAGGCCTCAAGGCGTCCGCGATCGGCGATACGGTGGAAGCGTATACCGCGAACCTGTTCGAGGTCGCGTCGGCCAGCGGGACGACGTTTGCCGTCGGCGCCCCGGTGTACTTCGACGAGACCACGCGCCTGGCGGTGGCGGTTGTCGGCAGCAATCTCTACCTGGGACCAGCCGTGAAGGCCAAGGTCTCGGGTGAACTCGTTGTCCTCATTGACCTCAACGTAGGCGCCATCACGGCGGTGTCATAGTTACAGGCAGGGCGGCGTCGCGGCCGGGCGCCGCCCGCCTTCTAACTCACGAAAGGAGTCGCACGTGGGACGTACGAACAAACCCCGGAAGGAGCCCTACCAGGCTCCCGTGAACGAAATCGATCCGGACGATTACGTGGAGTCACCGCAGGACGATGATATCGAGGCGTCTGACGAGGACATCGAGTCTCCGGATGACGAGGACACGCCCGAAACCGAGCACGAATCTGAGGCCAAACCTGAGACCGATATCGCGTTGACGACGTGGCAAGTCACGCTGAACCGGGCCGTCGCGCTCGGGTGTGGAAACTGCCCCGCCGGCAAGGTGCTCGGGTACATCGGTTGCCCTCCGGGCGTTGAGCTGACGGAGTTGATCAACGGCCTGCGCAGCCTCGACCTCGTCGACCTGACTCCGGTGGAGTACGCATGAGCGGCATGATGGATGACATGCTCGGCGTCGTCGCCGCCGAGCTGCATACGGTCATGGGGTCCACGGTCACGTTGCGTGGCCCGGACGTCGCCGACCTCGAGGTGACCGCGGTCGTC